GTACTGGCTTGATAAAAACGTGTGTTAGGGCTGTGAGTCTTAATTGCGTTCAGTATGTTTAATGGTCCCATACTGTTCACTTCAGTGGTTAGTTTATTAAGATCCCAACTAACACCAACAAAACTTTGTGCAGCAAGATTGTAAAATTCTTGCGGACGTATGGATTTCATCAGATGATTCATACAGTTTTCATCGGTAATGTCACCGGTTATTAGTTCGATGTCATTTTCAATTCCTAGCCATTTTAGGTTATCCAGGTTAGGATTACTGTATCGTTTAATAAGGCCATAGACTTTATAGCCTTTTTCTAATAATAGGCGAGCCAAATAAGGTCCGTCCTGGCCGGTCATTCCGGTTACAAACGCTTCGGGTTTATGCACGATGCCTCCTTTGGTATATGTACCAGAGTAGCAGACAGTCTAGATTTTTTATAATGTTATATCTTCCATGCCGGCTGTGCGTAACCGTACAATGTGGCCCATTTGCCACTGTTTGGTATCAAGCCCCTTCATGATACCTAACCAACGATTACGCAAAAGAGCAACTTCATTGATAATAGTTTCGAAATCAATGACTTCGTCTTCGCCGTCAACATACTTTTCAGCATCTCTGCTGGTTAGACTACGTGCGTATGCTTCAAGATACTTTTGAAAGTGTTTGCGTCGAATTTTACGCAGTTGAATATTGAGATAATTTAACACAGCTTCAATTTCTTGAAGCTGGTTAAATCGATGTTCGGTAACGCCAGGTAAAGCCGTGATGTTCTTTTCAACCACGCCGGTAATTCGAACTTCTTTTTTGGCTTGATCTAATTCTTGTTCGTACCACTGTATAAAATCAGGGATTGAACCTAAATCAGAAACAACACGGCTATACCACACTGTTTACCACTCCTCTTCCTCGTCGTCGATATCTTCCTCGTACTCTTCCTCGTCATATTCACCTGTGTCGTCAATATACGATTCTAGTGCTGCTCTAATATCGCTATCCCCTTTGAAGGCTGCTTTAATTTCGTCTGGGTCAACGTCGTTGTCAACTAACACGCTAACCACAATGTCAGCTGCTTCGCTGCGGTCAACCGCGGGTATAATACGTTTAAGCTCGTTCCAAATTTCACTGACTACTGCTGAATGCATTACATTTCCTCCTGTGCTGATTCAGCCGTACTTACCTCGTCGGGTTGATTTTTGAAGTCTGCCATTACTCTGTCTAGACAACCATCTTCGTTACTTTCCCATGCTTTACGAAACTGTTTTATAATTTCGCCTTCACTGGTAATAAACATCAACTTATTGCCGTCCTTTTTGAGTAATCCTTTTTTCTCGGCCAGGTCAACTAATCCACTGTATGGATTCATACCTGTTTCATAAGGTATCTTAACTTGCACGCCTTCAAAAGGTTTAGCATAACGAGTTTTCATAACTTTACATGCAGCACGAATGCCCATAACATCACTGATCTTGTTGCCATCTTCATCTTCTTTAAGTTTAAGCTTCTTCATAGCAACAACAATACTTGACGCATAGATAAAGCCCTGCCCGCCTGAGATCTTGTCATCTGGGTCAAACATGTCTTGACTAGCATAGGTATGGTTAGTACAGACAAGTCCCACATTATAACTGCCAAACATGTTTACACAGTTACGAACTAATGCGGTAAGTGCCTTAGGTTTACGACCTAAGTCGCCTTTAAGATCGCCACTGTCAAATTGATTGATGTCTGTGGGTGTAAGCAACATTCCCAAGCTGTCGATGACAAACAGTACCTTAGGGCGTTCTCCGTCACCAAGCGCCTTATAGTCGGCCATGAATGTGCTGATAGTCTTAGCCACGTCATCAATCATGGCCATGCTAAGTTTCAGTAATTTGTTTTCGCTAGTATCAACGCCCAAAGCTTTGAGCCAATCTTCGTCTAGCGCATTTTCACTGTCAATCAACACAACAAAAATGCCTTGCTCCTGTGCGTTACGCACAATATTACCTGAACAGATATAACTTTTGCCTGCGCCCGATTCACCAGCAAACACCGTAACTTTGCCTAGAGGAACACCGCGATGAAAGTCACCGCTGATCAGGTAGTTTAAGGCATAATTGCCAGTGCTGATCCAGTCAGTCGGATCATTAAAACCAATTGACAGTCCGTCAATTGACTTGGTAATTTCTTTTCTAAATTTAGAAACGTCAAAGGGTTTTGCCATAATATGCCTTTCAATAATTAGGAATTAAAATGCTCTCAGCCCAGGCAGCATGTGCCTCAGTAACTGGATGATAATCAATGCATTCATAGTTGTGATCGGCTACAAAATCTAAGAAGCCGCTGCGTTGTTTATAAAATTTGAATTTAGTCCAGTCAACAAGATCGTACATTTTTGTAAATTCCAAAGTTCCACGACGATTAGATTCTTGTTCAACAATATTGTCTAAATTGTACACTGATGTAAACAAGGATGTAAACCTGCGTACATTCAAATAGTTTTGTAAGGAAATAACATTGAACCAATAATTAATTTCGGAATAGGTATAATTGTAAAAAAATTTGTAGTAGTATTTTTTATAGCCTCTATGATGCCCACCAGTCAAACTATAACCATGTTCTGTGCTTTTTGAGCCATCTAAATTTACTAATTCAGGATATTCATTTCCTTGCCAAGATGCTATGTTTCTTAGATCATTCTTTAATGGGTGTTCTTTATCAACATAAAGATCAAATCTATCTGAACTTGGTAACATAATTACCACTGTAGTAGATTGCGGATCGTAATCTTGTAGTTCGATGATTAACCGTTTACTTACAAAATCAATGCCTGCGCCACGGGCACCAACGTTGATTAGTTGCCAGCCCATTCTTTCAGCTAGATAATTAGGCCAGGTTTTTATTCTGTAGTCCTGTGTATAGCTACAGCCACCTACAACAAGATTTTTAATCATACGAAAATGCCGCCCCTAAGGGCGGCTATTGGCTTACTGTTTATTCTGCCGAGCACGAATCATTGCCAGAATGTCTTCGGCCTTTTGACTACCAGCAGCTTTTACTGGCTGTGCTGCCACAGCAGGTTGTGCTTCAGGTTCGTCATCCTCCTCGACATGAACTGGTGCTGCTGGCGCTGCTTTAGCGGCAGGTGCTGCTTTAACGGCAGTTTCTGCGCTAGCAGGCATTGCCATACCAGAAGGTTTGAAGTATGCGCCCCAACGTTCAGGATCATATGCTTCGCCATTAACTGATGCCTCAAACATTTCTTTCATTACTTTGAGTTCAGTCTCGCCTGGACGTTTAGGCAAACTTTCGCTGAGATCAAACAGACCAAAAGTATTGATTGCCTGTAGTTCTGCTTCGCTAAGTGCGCTTTCTTTGCGGCTCCACTTACTGGTACTGTAGTCAGCATAGCCACCTTTGGTAGTTTTAGCGATACGGAAGTCCAGACCGCGTTCATAGTCGGTTGGCAGTTCTTCCATTTCAGGATCCATTAGTGCGGACTTGATAATGGTAAAGATCTGAGGACCGATGATGAACCGACGAATAGGATTTTCTGGAGTCTTGTCATCGGAGATAGGATTCTCTTTGATAAAGCCTTGGAAGATATAACTACGCTTCTTCCAATACTTACGACCCATTTCCTCAAGACTCTTGTCCTTAAACCAACCACGTACTTCGTTTAGGATAGGACACTGTTCGCCCCACATTTCTACACAGGGAATCTGCACAGTAGTGATCTTTGAATCCATTTCGCCTTTGATACCAGCGAATGGTAATTTAATCATTGCACGTTCTACCCAGAAGAAAGTGTTTTTAGAATTGCCGTCGGGTAAGAATCGCACTAGTGCGCTTACACCTTCGTCCATATTCCAGTGGGGATAAATTGCGTTGTCGCCGCCTGTGGATTGCCCGCCTTTGTTCGACTCAGCGGCCTGAAGTCGTGCGCGGATTTCTGCTAAAGATGCCATAATGGTTTCCTTTCATGTGCCATAAAATGTGCCTAATATCATCTTGCGATGATGGATGCCTAATCATACATCCTGCTATATTGTATGATGAGTTATTTATCATGGTCAACTAAGATCGAAGAATCTGTGCTTGCTGTAACTGTCCCGGCGTTATACCATTTTGTAGGAAATATCGATCTGCAATATCCTGATCTGTTCCCCAAAAAGTAGCGACAGTAGGTTTTACAGGTTGCCATCTTGCTCCAAACTTTCGTATCTCATATAGTACTATAACAGATTCTTCGCCGAGTATGCAACGACGAAAATTTTCAATCAGCTCAAATTCTGTCATTAATCTACCCGTTTGGTTAATTACGTCTCTTGTTGCTCCAAACCAGCGTCTATGTAAATCAAAAAAATCCATTTGACAGTGTTCGGCAACATGATTCCTAACAGCACGTAGCAGATTGGCGGTTAAAAATCTCACTGGCAAACTGTTTGTCCGAATATCAATGCCCCAGTCGGCTCGATCAAAATATCGCAATCCGCAGTTGTTCACATACTGTCTAAAGGCTCGATCGGTGCCTTCGTTATCATAGAACGCTGGGCGGTAGGGGGTATGCCTATAAGAAATATCGCTGTAGACAAAGGTGTCTCCGTCTATGCATAGCCAACTGTCACCATCTAATCTTTGATCAAGACTCAGCTTGATTAATTGTTGTCTTATCCATCCTGTTCTAATACCTTTTACATCAAAACAGGACGCCGACACAAACAGACAATTTGGATATGTCTTTACTATAAACTCTAAATAACTGCTAGTATACCTGCTATCTATATCATCGTAAATGACGGTAATCGGCAAGTTAAAC